CTCGAAGGTCGGTCCCCGCGCCTGCTGAGAACGAGAGGTCATCGACATAGTGGAGCTTCGCGACTGCGGAGGGCCGGGCCGACCCGAGAGGGACACGGATGGGATCGAAGTCGAAGGGGCTTGAGAAAGCGGCAACGACTGGGTCGACTTTGGGGCCGGCGGGCTTTGCGGTTCCGGCAGGCTTGGCGGCAGCCTTGCGTGGCGCGGGTTGCCCCTTTGGGGCAGCCTTTGCGGCGGCTGGTTTGGGACCGGCAGGAGCTTTCCCACGTCCTCCGCCCTTGGGGGCGGCAGGTGCGGCGACTTCGCGGACAGTGACAGCAACTGCGGGGGGCGACGGCAACATAGGGAGGTGGCTTGCTCTGGAGTGGCCGTGGTTGCGAGCGGTTTTGTGATTGGAATTTTCACGCAGGCCCCCCGCGGTCAGGGCACTGCATCTATGGGGGCGGCGGTGATAGGCCACAGCAGCTCGTAGCCCTCCTCGTGGAGCCAGTTGCTGTTGTGCCGCGGATCGCCAATCCGGGGGGCCACATCCTTCGCCAGCACCTTGGCCAGCGTTGGTGAGTCCTCCAAGAACGTCCCCAGGGGCGCAATTGCTACGTCCCGTTCCAACCTCTCGAGCTCTCCGGGGCCCAGGCCATAATAAACCCGCAGCTCCTCCCAAGTATCCTCGTCCAGGCACTCCGCACCCCTGCTGGGCACGCGATCGCCCCGTATGACCCTGTCCGTGGGCAAGGCCAATGCTCGAAGCACGGGGACGTGGTTGGCATCGGCATACAAACCGCCCCGCACTCCAGCTATCCACTGCTCGTCGGTCACATTGAGGACCCCAGACAGCCGCCATGCACCCTTGGCTAGCCAGCGACCTATCTTTGGCCCCCAGGAGCGCACGCCCCTGTTGGTAAGATAAAAGCGCCCACTGCAGAAATCGGCCTCGATTGGCGTGTGCGCAAGCACGATCTTCGCATTGAGCCCTAACTGGGCGAAGAACGCTGTGGCATGGCTTTGCGCCTTGATTGCGTAGTCGGGCGGCATGATAGCAATCATGTCGTCTCCCAACACGGCTAACCACACGTCGGTGTCGGCCCTGTAAGGCGTGCCGTCGGCAGCCAGGTCGAAGAGCGTCACGTGCGTGTCCGCCGTGATGTCGGAATTGCCTACCGAAGTGTCCGGGTCCCCGGAAGAGCGTTTCGCCTTGGCCCCGAACCGGACCCCAAGGCGACTGGCGCCACGCATCCTGGGTGCGGTGGTTGCCATCAGCACCTCCTTCGTCGCCCCAGCCATCGTATATTTCCTGGCCAGGTGCCTCCTCTTGCACGGACCCTGCGTTCCATCGAAGGTATCGAAGTCGTTGAGGAAGGCGCACGCGGAGCCATACCGGCGTGTGATGTCCTCCCACGCATGGTCGAACCACTCGCCAAGTGCCTGCGCCGTGGCCCCAGCCGTGAAGTACACGCGGCTGTTGCGCCCACGCACGACCTTGAGACGGTCGCCATAGGCCACGTGCCACGGCCCAAGTACTGCCAACCAATTGAGATCTGGCCCCATGATGCACCGGGCCGCGCCTGGCGCGGCGGAGGCGCAGTGCAATTTGGGCACCTGCTCCCACTTCGGGAAGACGTCGTACTTTTGCCGGGCTTGGTGAACGCTGCCGCTCGTGCGAGCCAACGCCTCCAATATGGCCTGCTGGCGCAGCGGTGGAAACCGCTTCAACCAATGGCGAAACCGTATTGAACGCACCGGACCGGTAAGCGTG